ATCCCTGTTAGCCTTGTAGGCTATTATCAGGTTTCCAGCAGCTATCCCGTTTTCTTTAGAGATCCCTTGTATTCTGTAAGTAGGCATATAATTTAAGAGTCCGGATGTTGTTTAGTAGGAGGGGCGAAGTCGTCGTTGTATCTGGAGGTCCCAACTGTCAGCCTGAAGTCATCCATATGTCCGTGCAGGCAATTACCGCCGTTGCTTTCGGACATCAGGAATATATTATTCTGCACTGGGCTTATGATGGGGTCTGCAAAAATGGAAGAGACGAGTTGCTCTCCATCTACAAAGAGCGTGAACGTTTGCCCTCTGCGGGTAACGGCAATGTGCTTCCACTGGTTGAGGGGTATTGCTGCAGACCCAGTATTGAGACTAAACCACTGGGATGTGGCTTTCTGAAAGTATGCGTACAGGGCACCGGATGAGTTAAGGTGCAACAGGAACTGTCCGTACTGTGTGCTTATTCGGTTAGCCCAGATGGCGCTGGTACCGTCATAGGCCTGTACCCTCAGCCAGCACTCTATGGTGAAGTCGTCAGTGCCCAGCAGGAAGGAGTTGTCGTAAGTTATAGTTACCCTGTCGCTGTTTCCGTCAGAGAACAGCGAAGACCCGCCGAATTTGAAGTGGTCTGTTTTTGTTCTGGCGTTGCCGACTGCTGCACATGCGTGACCTATCTCGTCCACAAAGATAGTCCCGTCGTCTGTTCCGTCCATGTGGAGTAGGGATACCACCTGAGTGAAGTAGGGGTCTATGTTACCGTGGAACTCTTCGGAAGGCACCGAGAAGTTTGTAACGTACCGAGGCGCTCCGATAGTCCACCGCAAGTCATCGATGTACCCCGTCATGGGTTCCCCGAATTGATCCCTGCACCCTATGGTGATGTCTCTAGAGTGAGTCATCACTGGACTGCCTTCTATAAAGGAGTCAATCTGGATGCCGTCAAGGAACAGGCGGTACACTCCGCTGTCGGCGGTCCCTGCTACGTGGTGCCAAACGTCGGCCTGCAGGCCGGGGGCGGAGTTCCAGCCCTTCCAGCTTGAGGAGGTTTTACCGACATACATTTCGAGGTTAGCGCCGTTTGACCTGAAGAGTATCGGACAGTGAGTGTCTCCGGCAGCTTGGCTTCGACTGTCGAAGAATGTTTGGTAACCAGAGACAGCGTCCAGCCTAACCCACATCTCCAAGCACCAGTCTTGGTACTCCAACTGGAATTCGCTGCGGTACGGCAGAACCAACCAGTCCTTGTCGCCATCCAGCCTCAGGGAGGAGCCTCCAAACTTGGAGGTGACTGTAGAGGTTTTGGCGTCCCCTACCACGGTTATGACATTTTCAGTGACCTCGTCCAAAACTACCTGACCGTCGTTAGCCCCGGTCATATGCATCAAGGACACCACGTTGTTGTACAGTGGGTCGTACCCTGCTGTCTGCCCGTAGAGCCAGTCGTATATTTTAGTCTCATACTTGGTTGCTGCTGTAGGGTCAGCCGCCACTACGAAAATCTCCCCGGCCCAGTCGTTCCAAGTCAGCTCGAAAACTCCGTTGGCGTCGGACAATCCTGAGGCAAGCATCTCCCCCATAGAAGGCTGGTCGGATCTGTCCGCCTTATATACGGCTATCCAGTTAGAGGCCGCTACGCTGTTCTCCAAAGTGTATCCTGAGACTTTATATAGTATTGCCATTACGCAGGGGTATCCAAGTCGAAGTTGATATTAGCTGAAGAGGAGGAAGTAGACTGGTCGAGGTTGATAGTCAGTCCTGTAGGCTCTACTCCGATCTGCCTGTCCAGCGTATGGGTAAATTTAAACAGGGAATCCCCTACCGCATTCGTTGACCAGATCTCCACAGTGAGGCGAGTCTGCACAGCCCCGGCATCTGTAAGCTCGTCGTTGAGTGGATACAGGAAGGTGGTTCCTGATATGCCGGTGACGCTCTTTATCAATGTCTGAGACTGCCCGTAGACATTTATGTTGACCGTAGCTCCTGACTCTGGAGACTGGGTGGCGTCGTCCCAAGCGAACAGGTTGGTAACGTTAGTTCTGTCTCTGGGACTCCAAGTTACCTCCAAGGCTCCTTCGATCACCTCAGTGTAGTACCCCCCGTTGAACTGTATGTTGCCGGGAACATAGGGCAGCTCTCTTCGGCGAGTTATAGTCCAGTTCTTGGCGGCGGCATTCGATATGTCCAGTACGCCCTTCGAGCTGGTGACGATGGTCTTAAGGTTAAACTGTTCGTCTTGCTCGAAGTAATGCAGAAGCCTTATGAATCCATCTCCAAGGAACCAGACTCTTTGTCCTACAGGGTGGCGTTGAGGGACGCCGTCGATAAGTCCTCGGTAAACTCCGTTGAGGGTAGTTGTTCCGTCGCCGTTAACGGTGTGGCTTTTATAGGCCAGTATCTCGTCGCCTATCTTTATCCAGTTACGGAAGTCATCCCTTATCTGGGCATGGGTTACCGTGCTCTGCATGTCCTCAGGGAGGCCTCCGAGAACAGTGATCCCTACGGTGTCGTCTACGCCGGGACCTGCTGCCTGAGGGTAGTCCATCGCGATGGTAGTGAAGTCTGTCTCCGGCATATCGCCGCCCATGCCGTAGGTGTAATACTCATCGTCTCCAGCAGGGAAAGACAGCATGGGCTGGTACCCAATGGTGTCGTTGGTAGGGTAGCTGCAAAGCAGGAACATCTGGTAGGTGGTGGTTTGGTCGAACGAAAGATTCCAGATCCAGTGTGGCATCTCAAAAAATTCGTAATCGACAATGTCTTCAGGGTCGTGGTAGATGTCAGTCCACCCTCCGCCAGTAGGAGGGCTGTAGATGGCGGTGCCTATTCCGAATACGTCCTGAACAAATTTAATCTCGATCTCTCGGTTGCCCATGGCACCGACTTTCTTTTCTGCCACCCTGCACAGCAGTCCATCCACTCCGTAGCCTGCCCAAGACAGCTTGAAAGGGTCTCCTATATTCAGGGCATAGGAGTCACGATTGGTTATCATGGTGCCGGACACTATTCCTTCGCTGAGCTGCACCAGCTCCCAAGTAGCTCGCTGTATGCAAGCCGTCACATCGTGAAACATGTGCAGGTCCATCTCGCCGGGAGAGCCGCCCTCCTGCTCGTACATATTGCCGAGATCCTCCACCATTACCGGGATGCTTTTAAACACCTCAGAGGGGTCGGTGAAGCTGGCCTTCATTCTGTTTACGGCGGCTGACGGACTGATGCGAGAATACTGCACTATGTCCTTTATATTGCTCTCGTCGAACACAGGGACGAGGTCTGGGTTGTAGTCCTGTCGGTTAAGTACCAGTCGGATGAGGCCGGTGTGGGTGTCTTCCGACATGAACCCGTCTATGTGATAGACGATATCCTCGATTATTTCTTGGACGGTAGAGTCCCTCTGCCACTGGAAAGAGATCCCCATATTTTCGGTATGTAGGGTGTTGGCTGCAGCTATGAAAGAGGCGCTGTCTATCATATTCTCAGGTATGACAGGTACGGCTCCGTCTGTAGTGTCCAGCCCTATGTAGCGCCCAGTAAGCAGGGCGTATATCACCTCCGCTGGGTTGGCTCCCTTCTGATCCCCGGTACCTATGACGTACTTTCCTGACGCCAAAAACTTGGGATAGTTTTGTACTCGGAATTTTATGGGAGGAACGAAGTTGCTCTCTCCTACTCTTCCGCTATCTTTGTAGTCGCTTCTGGGGCCGTGCCAAATTACCTTGGCCACGCCTCGGTGGTGGTAAGCTCTCCCCGTCTGTGCGGTAAGATAGTCGTTGGCTGGCTGAGTGTGGCTACCGGCGTAAAGATAGCAGGTGGCAGAGACGCCTCCTCCGTTTCCTTCCCCTCCAAAAAGCTCCTTCTGATCTACTATAAACTCCGCCTCGTCGTTCTGGCCCGCCACTGGCAGATCCTCGGTAAGAGGCCCGAATGCTTGGTTGTCTCCGAACCAAACCTCAGAAATAGAATCTATCTTTCCCCAGCACAGGGCCAGCTCCATGCCGATCATGTACTCGTGGCCTGTCACAACATCAGGAGAGAACAGTCCGCCGTCTTCCTTGATCTTGTCCGACTTGTAGTCGCCGAACCAAGTCACGTTGGGGCCTTCCAAGAAAACGTCGCCGAACACAACCGGTATGGCTCTGTCTTGCTCCACGGTCGGGAAAGTAAATGAGTCCAGCCCTTGCGCCTTTACCCCTTTCGGTTTCATCAGACGTGAGACGATAGCCGTGAGTATCAGAGACACCGCTATTTGTACTAATATAACTTGAAACGCCATGACCTACTGCCCTGCTAGTTGTTTGGGTTGTTTTCTACGTAGTCCACCAAGAACCCACTCATGGAAGTGGTGGTGTTGTAATCAGACCCGCCTCCATAAGAAGACTGCCTCAGGCCGTCGAACGGATTTCTAGTCGGCACGGTATTGAACCCCAAGTAGTTAGGAAAATTCCCGAGGGTCTCACAGCGGGTCACAGATCTGTCGCACCCTTGCGCCACTCTGACGAGTTTGTTTACTTCGAGTTTTTCAAAAGGCCGAATCAGGGTGAGCATTCCTGTGGTGTTGTCGAACTCCGTGATCATTCTGTAGTCCACCCCGTCGCTGATAATCAGACCGCCGATATAGGTTTCTTCGGGCAGGCCTATCAGCTCTGGGAAAGTTACGGTGTACCCGTCTATGGAACCCACATTCATCAGTGAGGAGTATGCGTAGATGTCCAAGTTGCAGCCCCCTCTGTACAGAGTATGCTGGCAGCTAGCTCCAAAGGTGTAGGGCAGTCCGTTCCTCTGCAGGATGGTAGTGTTGGATTCGCAGGAGATAGTTGCCTCGTCCTCCTCGTCCCATTCGCAAGCCATAACCCTGCCGGTCCACAAGGTTATGATGTCTTGGGTAGCATCGCTCTCGTGCCCCCCGAAAATAGTCAGGCCTATAGTTCTCGGGCTGGAGATCAGAAACAGTTGAGCTATCTCGTGGTCCCGCATAACCTGAAAGTTCAGCTTCCCCTTGTCGTCTATATTGGTCTCTTTTATTTCAACCGACTGAATGGGGTTGTCAGGAAGGTACTGCAGGGTGGCCACGGTTATGATGTGGTCCGCTGTGGTGTAGCGATATACCTCAGTGCCTGACTTGAACTCCATAAGCTGGTACGGCTCGCCCAGAGTGCTGGATTCTTCGTAAGTTTTAAATGTCATGTTGGTTGCACCGCCACTAGGGTAGTCTTAACTGTAGCCACGTTTCTGTCCAAGTAGTTCATCTTGATCTTGTCGTTGTAGAGCCTGTACCAGTTAACCATGCAAGCTATTCGAACGTCTTCAGGCTCAAAGGTATACCCCATGGTTTCGGTACATATTATATTTACCGTATTGGTAAGGGTGTCGGTGGATGCGTTGTCGATCTCCAGAAGAATTCTGGTGTTGTCCTTGAGCTGGATCATTACGTGGTTCCGGCCTGTCGCTCCTGCGACCAGCAGGCCGTAGTAGTTTGCTGTGGCGACAAACCCCGTGGACCCAGACAGAGTGGTCCCCTGTATCAGGAACTGGTGCTTCCAGTTGGGCATCCAAAATCCATTCAGGCGACCCTCCCTTCTACCGAGAAACTCCCTGAACTTAATTAGATCCTCTCTGCCGTTTAGCAGCCACTCATACTCCTCCACGATGTCAGGTATGCCGTTCCTAGTGGAGATGGCGAACCCTCCGTGCTGGAAGTCCAGCACCTTTCCTTCAGACTGAAACTCCGTGGTCAGTCCGTCCTTCCAGTTCGGCTCCTGAAGGTATATCTCCTCTCCGTCGAAAGCGTAGGTATCCGGAGCATTTCCTGAAGGTATGAATGGGTCGGTAGTTATCGGGTCGTGTAAAAACTGAATGCTGCTGGTTAGGAAGTTCGAGGTCTCCCACTTCGCCTTTACACTGAAGTCCCCATCTATTCTGGCCAGCCCAGTTGGGCCTATTACCGTAGTCCTTGGCCAGTTGTTATCCAGACCTTTCTTGAGAATTATCTGACCTTGTTCGACTGAGACGATCTCCTGCATCTCGTATATGACGCCGTTGGTCACAAAGAATAAAGAGTCTGGGGTCCAAGCATAGTTGTCGGTATCGACAGGGATTCCGATCTGTCCTGCTATCAGGTCGTCGTGGTACAGGGTGGTCTCAGTCCAAAGTGGTACGGCGAACAGCCGGGACTGCCACCCCCACAAAAGATTCTCCAACTGCCCTGCCTCATTTCCGTGCAGGGAGTAATAGTAGGTCTGTCCGCGACGAGGCTTACTCCTGATTTTAGCCCTCTGCTCCACTCCGCTGTAACTCTTTATTACGTCGGTCATCCACTCCAGACTTTCTTCTACAGGCTTCTCCCAGTCAGGAGCGAATGGCATCGGGATTACTCGGTTGCCGGATATAGAGGCATCGTAGTTTCCAGATCCTATGACGACGTTGTCCACTACGTAACGAATCTCTGCCTTAATGGCCGGAGGTCCGTCTGTTGATATCGATACCTCGTATATCAGGGACTCCAGCGCAACCATGTCGTAAGGAGTTCCGACTGGAGGAGTTACTGTGATGCCGTAGCCGTTTATAGTTTGAACGTCAGTCAGTTCTACCCCATAGAAAAATGCGTTCCACACCTCGATCTCTCGGGTCTGGGTTGAGATTAGATTGCCCAGTCTCAGTACAGAGGGAGTCAGGTGGATGCGGTGGTAGAAGTCGTCTTGGTAGCGGCCTATTGATTCGTCAGCAGGACCAACCTTGTCCTGCCCTGAAAGCTGTCGGTGGATGTGCAGAGACTTTCTTGTCTCAGTCTCGCGGCTGAGCTTCACCTTGCCTACGTCCACGTACCAGCTCGGCTCGGGGTACATGCTCATAAACGTGTCATACCCGTCCTGCAGCTCAGGCTCAAACACGTCTCCGTGAATCTGAGACTTAGGGTCTCCCATCTGATGGAGACTTCCCGGCTGTCCGTAGAGATATCCGTTTAAAGCTGCCATTATGAAATCCTGTAGGCGTAGCCGTAGTCACCGGAAGACGGCTTAGCTGAACTGTCGTTATATTTCCCGCGAACAGGAAATACCATCCACGTATGTCCGTGCCTGTCTGTGACTTGTCTCTCCGGCTGGATGTGAGGTATTTTCAAAGACCTGAAAGCCGGGGCCTGTCCAACTATCATGTAAGTCCCGTCGTCTCTTTCAGCGTCGTAAACTCTTACGTTGTTAGGCCACAGCTCCACGTTCTTGGTAAATGTGCTTTTCCCTCCGTCGTTCCAAGGGCCAGTATAAAGTCCTCCGTATCCGTCAGCGTAACAACGGTACAGGTAGTTATTGTAGTTGTAGCCGAACAGGTATCTGGTCAGCCAAGTGTTTGGATCTCCTTCGTCGTATGTCGTCCGGTACTTGGAAAATAAAAGACTGCTGCGAGTAGCGGCATATCGGGTGCTCGTGGAGTCCCAGATGTCGGAGTGGTACTGAGCGCCGGGGGCCGCTATTTGGCCGGCAGAAGTATTCCAGTCCTGTCCTTGGTAAAACTCCCCGCCGTCGTAGTCGCCTATCTTTGCTACGCGACCAAAATTAAAGTGGCTAAAAGATCTCTGCCTTCCAAGGGCGGTATTGTCCTCAGCCAGTCCTTCTAGGACACAGTAGAAGTAGGGTGCTCCATTTTCTACCCCGCCAAAGAAGTGATACTTTATCCAGTCGGGACCTATGTGGTGAGGCAGGAGGTAGTTTGTTTTGACCTCTCCGTTGTAGCCTGCCTGAGTTCTGTAGTTCCAAGGGTTCAGGTTAAAGGGACTGTCGGAGATGGTAGGTGTCAGCCCTATACACTCGTTTGTGCCGTAGTCTGGGATGGGAGGGCTATCCGCAGGGATGCAGGGGCTGACGTTGAACTCTCCTGAGTTGTGAGCAATAGGAGTGCCGTTATTCAGGAACCCGCCAAGGTGCATGTTGTCGGTAGGCGGCTGGTGGAAAGCTCCAACATGAAAGGCATCCCCGTAAAACTCCTGCTCAAACACTGGATCATTTATAATGCTGATAAAGAAGTGGCTGTCCCTCTCCTGCCCGTCAGAGTATTTGAAATAAGCAGAGCGGCACTTCGCTTGTTTTTTATCTGGGTTGTTGCCAGAGTATCCCCCCCACGGTTCGTTCCCAGCAAAGTACGGGCAGAGTCCCGTTGTACCGTGGACGTGATCGCCTGCGATGTGTGCCGCCTGAAGTTGCGCAGGGTCGTAGTAGTTGTCGAAGAATAGGTAGTCCTCATACTCCGAAGTATCGTCAGCGTCCCTGCCTGTATAGTACTCAGCGGACCACCCGTTTGCCACGGTGTCATTGAGAAAGGTTTGGATCTTGGTTATCAGATCCCAAGCCTCCCCCCCCTTCCCGTTGAAATCCCCATAGAGGATTGTGCCTGTCTGATAGTGATGAGAGTCTGCCATGTCCTGTCCCTACGTTCTCTGGAATCTGTAAGCCCACCCATAGACTCCTGAGGTAGGTCCGCTGGGAGCATTCTTGGACTTCACAGGGAATACCATCCAGTCGGTGTCTACCACCTCTTCGGCCTGAAAGTGGTCTATCATTATTGTTCTGAAACCGGGAGCCACCCCTACTATCCTTTTCCAACTGAGTCCGTCGTCCACCAAGATGTGGTTAGGCTGCAACATGGCTCTGGCGTTGATTGCGTTAGGGCTATCACTGCAGAAAGGTCCGTTGAGTCCTCCTGATGTGCCCCCGTTACCTCCTATAGATCCACCATAAGCGTGATCAGTGCTGTACCCGAACAGGTAAAGGGAGGGAGTAGGCGCGACGGGGTCTACGTCCGAGTGAAACTTAAGATGCCCCCTGCCGCCGTAATAGCTGCTACCACTATCGAACATTCTCTGGTGGTGACTAGACCCTATGCTTCTCCAGTAGGAGGTACCCATGTTCCAGTACAGGGAAGTAGCAAATGGAGCCTTGGTATTCCCCACCCGATCAATCTGTCCTATACCCATATGACAGAACAGACCGGACGAAGCTTCCACTACGAGGTAGCAGTAGTGCCCATCCAATCCCTCTGCTCCACCGAACAGGTGGTAGCGAGTGTATGGGCCTTCCATCTCGTTCATGCTGAACTCGTAGACAAACCCCTCCTGATTTCTGAAGGAGTAAGGTAGCACCCCGTCGCCGAACCCATCAATCAGGCCAGTTTCACTGTGGCCCTCTAAGATCCCTCCCCAGATACTTGTCCGGTAGTCGACAGTCTCCCCTTCGATGCCAGTCGTGAGAAAATAATAAGTTCCGTCCTTGGTGTAGTAATAGGTGTGGCGACCTTCGCTGTCAGCGTCATTGTCATTTATTTTCTCGTGCGGGTTATGTTGGATCATACTCCAGCCGAGCTGGGAGGTCAGGAAAGTGTTTACAATACTCAGGAGCTGGTGGGTGTCAGTGGCAGTTCCTGATTGATATTTAGCAGTCATAGTTTAATCCAGCTTCAAAGCAAAGTAGTCCAAGTTAGAAGTTCGATACACGTCCTGAATCACTATGTAGTCAGTGCCGTTAACTACTATCGTGTTTTCGGATGCGTTGGCGAACCCCGGCGTCCAGAAGCAACCTGCAAGTTCTCCGTAGACGTTGCCTCCGTTTTGGTTGGTGTGCATCACCATGGGAAGCATTGGGTAGATATCCCCCGGTGACTGCCGGATGTTTAGAGCTATGTTTTCAGTATACGGCCATATGTTGGTGTTACCGGGGCTGGCCTCGTTTCCGCTGGAGGAGTACTTGTTTTGGACGAGCAGCCAAGTTCCTTCGATAGTGTAGATATATCCATTATACGGGTCGTAGAAAGACCGGTGGTTGTGGGATTCGCTAGACCAGCGAATCGCTCCGTTCTGGGTGTAAGGTCCGGCTACATAGAGAGGATAGGGGTACTCAGCAGGGGTGGCGTAAGGCAGAATGAATCCGCAGTAGGAACTCATGTAATTGGTAGAGATCTTGCAAACGAGGATCATCCTCCTGCCGTCAGCCACGATCCAGTAAGGAATCTGGAACTGCCAAAGAGCCATACAGACTCCGGTTCCCTTTCCCGGCTGAGAGTCGAAAGTCTCTACGGTTTCAAACCCGAGAGCGCCGGCCATGGACATGTTGTAGTAATCTGAGTCTTCGTTGTAGTGCGTGAAAAAGTTGATAAAGATTTCGTCGGCCTGAGCCAGCCCCGGTGCCTTCATATAGAGTTCGTTGGCATACTCCGCTCCACCGGTAGCAAAGACATTCATCGGCTTCCCGGCGGTTGTTGCTCCCGGCGAATATTTAAGCTCAGTCCACTGCTGGGTGGCGGGGATGGAGTTAGCCACGATATCGAAGGTTATCGAATCGCCTAACTGCCAGTCATTTGGTCCGTCGATTATGTAGCACGAAAAGTGGGTGCCAAAGTAAAAATAAGTAGTGGTCCCATCTGCGGCGTAAGTCGTGGTGATGTCGGCCTGAGCGCCGGAGACGGAGCCGGAGACAGAAAAGGTTGCTCCCGGCCCTGCTGCCGTGCAGGCCAGAAACCACGTCTCCTCCGTGGAGCCTGACTTGGCCATCAAGTCTTTAAGGTATCCGTCCCCGCTATTGCCGGGGTTGGCTACTTCATTCTCAACGCTCTTGGTACCCTTAAGGTACCCACGCATGCGTTGGAACATGTTCAGGTAGTCGCTAGCTATTCCGTGATGGTGTGCCATTAGCCTATTATCCTCGATACTTTGCTTTTGTTTGCTCGCAGGTAGTTCAGAATAGCTCTGCTGCCTGCCGGAGTTTCAAGTGCTGCTGCCACGACAGACGAGCTGTCGATGGCGTTGACGATGGTGGTGTCGTTCTTGTTGGTTACTGAGGGCGAAACTGCTGCCGCTGCTTCGGCTGGTCTGGCTCCGGCTGCGACTTCCCCACGCCCCATGACTGCCCCGTCTGAGAACCCTTTAAGTTTGCCAGCATTTGCCATATGTATGAAGTCGTCTCCGAACATATTCGTGGCTTCTTCTGTCAGAATTGACTCGCCGTTGGACACTCCTATCAGGCTGGACTTCTTGCCGTTGAGGTGGACGCCTATGATGGAGTCGCTGGTACCGGTGCCGGGGCCGGATATTATCCCGCCTCCTTTATAACTGTTGGTTATGCCTGCCCTCCCGAACGTACCACCGGTCGCCACCAGTCCCCCGAGAGAGCTGGTGGTAGCCGAAGTTGTCAGCGCAGTGGCCGCTGCTGTCAGGGCCGCTGCTGCCGTATTCAGCGTAGTGCCTGCCAAAAACAACTGGGTGTTGGCCGTTTGTAGCCCTAACGTAGCAGGAGTGAGCGCCAGCGTGACGGCAGAGGCTACAGCGGTACCTGTAGTCGCCGCTTCGACACCCTTGTCTACAGCGCCTGACACAGCGCCTGAGGCCGCATCAGCAGCAGCCCCTCCAAGTCCCGGTATCAGGCTGGTAGCTCCAGCAGGCAGGGAGGAGAGAGCACTGCCTGCCAGCGTCGTCACCAGAGTCTTGATGCCGGTGGTAGCCTGCTCCTTGAATATGTCGTAGAAAATATCCAGCATAGCATCGACGAAGTTCTCCCCCTCGATGATGGCATAGGCCAGAGCGTCTCCTACGCCCTCTACGGCGTCCAAGAAGCCTTGGTTTATCGAGTCAGCCAGATTGACGAAGGCATACTCAGAATCCTGCAGGGCCTCATTGAGCTGCTGTACGGGCAGGATTAGACCCAGAGCTGCGTCCGCGCGGTCCTGAGAGTTGGAAGAGTTCTCCTTGGTGGTTATCAGGAGGCTTGCTGAGGCCTGATCCAGTTTGTAGATCTGCTGGTTGAGTCCCTCTATGGTCTGGGCAGTGGCGGCTGCGTCGTCTGTCAGACCGGCGGCTTGCTGTGCCTCCAGAGCTGCCTTCTGCTGGTTCAATTCTACAGAGGCAGCGGCTCTCAGATTTACGTTGGCTCCTAGCTGGTTCTCAGCCTGCTGACGGCGGCGGTCCCGGCCCTCGGTACCAAGCCTGCCAGAGGTAGCATCCTGCTGCACTCCTCTGGTGACAGGCCTGCTGGCCAGAAGAGCGGCTTGCTTACGCAGGCCAGAGGTCAGCTCTTTCAGTTGCTTGGTAAATTCTTCCGAGTTGGTCCTGAGATCTCGCAGGAGGAAGGATCGCTCCTCCATTTCCTTTTGGAATAGTTCGGTCCCCGGCTTGATTCCGTCCCGAATCAGCTTGATCCTGAACTCCTCCAGCATCTCGTCGTGGACCTGATCTATCTTATCTATGGAGCTGGAAAACAGATCCACGTCGGGAACCCCGGCCCCAGAGAGACCTATCTCCTTCTTGGCGGCGATAAGCTCCAGAGCGTGAACCCTTGCCTGAGTCTTGATCCGGATGTTTTCTATAATTTCTACAGCATCCTGTATCGCCTTCTGGGCTTCGTCGGTTCTCCCTTCCAGTTTCGCTTGGGCTTTCTTTAGAGAGATGCGCAGTTTGTTTCTGCGCTCGACAATCTTTTCGTCTTCGCTGCCAGATCCCAACCTCTTTATCTGGTCGTTGATACGGGCTACCTCCAAGGCGTCTTCTTGGATCTGCAGATTTCGACGCTCGATGATAGGGTTGGAAACATCCTGAGTTGTCAGGGTGTCGATGTTGACTTTGTTTTTGCCTTTTCTCTCGGCTATGGTCCTTGTCAATTTGTCTATGCGAGACACTCGGTCTGGACTGGGCAACAAGCTGGCAAGCTCTGAGGCTCTCTTCTCTGCGTCACGAGCGGTGTTGCTAGAGCTGGACACTATATTGAGGACGGCAAGGATTGCTTCCAGTCCTTTTACAAAAGCTATCTCGTCCAACTCGTCCAGAGAGATTCCTCCGTCCTGAACCTCAGCAATCAGGTCGGTGATGCGCTGAGGAGTTTCCAGTAGCTTCCTTACCTCCTCTTTAGCGGCAGCATTGTCTGCCCCCTGCAGGGCGGACTCAGCTATTTCAGCTCCCCTTTCGGTTGCAATGATTTCCCCGAACTCTTCCAAGTCGGCAACCGCCGCTGTGATGGTGGAGTCCAGCAACTTCTGCCGCTGCTGTTTGATTTTCTCTTGGTTAGCTTTGGCCTGAACTATCCCTTCGTCAAGAGCAGGAATAAGTGCAGCGGCGTTGGTGGCTCTGGTTTGGGCCTCCTTGTCAGGCACTTCGGTGTAGATTGGAGGCGAGATCCCATAGGGTGTATCTAGTATCACCTCCTTGGTCAGAGAGTTTGGGTCCACCTGTGAAAGACGTATCAGCTCGTCTCTCTGTCGGACCAGCTCATCCACCATGGCTTCGGTGTTGGCTATCACAGATCCTCTCAGGGACGAGACTCCGTCGACTACGTTGGTTATGGCCACTTCCACACTCAGTGCGTCGTTTGCTCCAGTAGCCAGCAGTACTGCAATGTTTTTCTGCAGAGCTACAGTCGCCTGCTCGGACTCTTTCTTTATCAGGCCGCTAAGAGGCTCCGTTCCGTTTTCTACGATGTTGGACAGCGAATCGTAGTAGGCCTCTATAACCTTGAGCTGCTCTTCTCTGGACTTTTCTGAAATCCCTTGGATGATTCTCCTTATTTCAGGGTTGTCTTTGTAAGCTGCGATTATGCCGCGCTGCCGATCAAACTCCTCGTCATAAATACTTTCGCCTTCCTGCAAGGCCAGACTGAGAACTTGGTTGGCCTTATTCACCTGCTCGGAAATTGCGTTTATAACGGCGTTGGCCCTGCCGGTAGAATTTTGCAGGGCGGTACTGAGGTCGAACAGTTTCCTGTCCAGAGGCTCTCCCTCTCCCTCCAGCTCACTGATACCCTTCAACTGGCCAGCCAGCGTCCCTCTTTCCTTAGTGCTGACATTGGCGAATCTTTTCAAGAGAGCTAAAAGTTCGTCCCTCTTGCCTTCTGCAATTTTTCCAAATATTTCGTCAAGGGCAACTTGGAAGTCCGAGACATCGTTCTGCAGGCCGACAAGAGTGCTGGCTGCTTTGCCTTGGTTCTCCCCTCTTCGGGCGGCACCTATATCGAACTCATCCCTCTGTCCTTGTAGTCCGGCTATCTTGGCTCTGGTCTGCTCCAGCTTGCCTCTGGCTCCCTGTGCCTCCAGACCGGCTTTTTCAGCAGGCGATTCAGCGTCTGTCAGCAGTCCCGAGAATGACAGGAATAATCCTGCTATCGCCAGCATCGCCCCGACAGCAGGGCCAAGGCCAAACCCTGCTATTCCGGCGATCATCCGACCAATTATAGGGAGCTTCGTAACTTGCTTTATTAAGCCTTCCCCGAATCCTTGCCTTACCAGCCCTCCGAGTCCCAGATAACCTAGAATAGAGACTAGTCCTGCGCTACCGGCGTCGGAAACACCTCCGCCTTCATCGCCGATTCCTGCAGCAGTTCCGGAAGCAAAACCTGCCGCCCCAAGAGCCAGCTTTCCTTTGACAGTCCTTCCCCCGAACCCACCGGCTGCAGCTCCTATGAGTCCCGGCAGGAGTCCAGCCCCCAGCCCTTTTTTCCCCTGCAGCTTAAGCTCAGTGTCCAGCTCAGTCAGCTTGGTAATGGCATCAGTCAGCGAGTCGGTAAAAGTCTCCAGAGAACCTACGCCCCCTCCGAGAATGGCGTCTCCCAGAACCGTAAAGGCCGCACCCAAGTTCTTCAGGCTGTTGGACAGGGACTGCATCTGAATCTCTGCGGCCTCCGCAGCAGACACACCGAATGTTATCTTGGCTTCAGCTTCAGCCAGCTCGTCGTAGTTGTTTACCAAAGCCTTG